CTGGTGCCGAACCCCCCACAAATTGAGAGTTAGTTGTCGAAGACCCGCTTGCTCCTCCTGAGCCGCCGCCACCGCCAGGCATCGCATCATTTTCCGTGGCGTTACTGCCGTATGAAGTTCCAGACGCGCCCTGTCCAAGTATCCCCACTCCTCCACCTCCAGCGGAATGCCCAGTAAGTCCGCTCCATGTGCCATTACCACCAGATCCTCCCGCGCCTGAACCCCCATTTGCGCTGTATCCCGCCGCCCCGCCGCCGGAATATGAGAATGTTCCTCCGTTCGCCCCGCCATCGCCAATAAATGTGCCGCCGCCGCTAGGACTCCCACCGAATCCGGCTACAGTTGATGTATTGATGAAATAGCTATTTCCGCCTGCTGCTCCGGTAGTGAGATTCCCCACTCCGCCAGATCCCACGACAACAGTGTAAGAATTTCCAGGAATCACTGCGTAATTATTTTTATATCCTAAACCACCACCCGACCCAGGTTGGGAGCCATTATACGAACTATTAGCTCCACCACCGCCCCCAACACAGACTATTGAGACTGAAGTCACGCCCGCTGGGCACACCCACGTGAATGTGCCAGCAGATGTAAAAGCGATTTGACCAGGCGGTGCTTCCGTTTCAGCCGCTGCTGCCATTAAAAGTCGATTATCATTTGGATCCATACTCGTTCAAGTTGCGTAGTCTACAAGTGCTGCTCCACGCCACCGCGTTCCTCCGTCATCCGTGACAAAGATGAGCAAGTGGGTTTTGGCAGTGGTCAATGATGGAGCTGACCCACCGGGCCACTCAACTGTTATCGGCCACGTGACGCTTCCACTCGTTACGGTCAGTTCAAGTGTGAAGCTATACGAGCGGGACACCGGGACATTATCAAAAGTAAATGTACTGGCGCCATTGATCGTTTTCGTAAAATAATTTCCCGCTGAGCAATTGATGCTTAAAGCCGGAACTGCTACCACTGTCTGAGCGTACGACCCGTTCAGATCAAAATCCGTGTTTGTAGCAACACTCGTTTGTCCCACCGCCATTGTTCCCGATGCGGCAACATTGGAAGTCACAGTGAGCTTTGACCCGTCAAATGTTAGGTTGGCAGACCCTGTTGGGTCACCTAAAGCATCGTTGAAGATAACTTGATTCGCAGATCCAATAGCATCCGGTACCGAATTCCAAACGGTCCCGTCCCACTCCCACTGACGACCGGTGGACGGATCTGTGTACACGTCGCCTGGGGATGGGGATGGAGGAAATGTGATTGCCATGGTATCTAAAAGAATAGCTTAGCGAGAGATTTACATGTCTCGCATAAACATTTCATTTTTAGACTTTACCTCTAAATCACTTTGACGGCGGAATCGGCCAATCGGGATGGTTTTCGTCTTTTACAAGAGGTTTTGGATCTTCGATGGTGTCCGGTAAGTCACGAAGTTTCTGACGATACACCTCCCATTCTTCCGCTTTCGCAGTAGTTAGTGGAGATGTGGGAAGTTGAGTCCAGTCACTGATCAAGAGCTTGTAGTCCCGGATCATTTTTAGTTCGTTCCAGAAATCCCTTGAGGCCTCAAGATACTCCTCCAACCTACGAGCTTCTTCCTCTCTGCGCACGGTTTCGTCGTTCCAGATATCGACCAGCTCTCCCCACTCGCCTAAGTCCGAGATAATCTTATTATCTGGCTTGATCTCAAGCGGGTGATGTGAATACTCAATCTCTCCTCGCTGAACATCGGCGTACCAGTGAAATGCGTGGATGCCTTGAGAGAGGTGAGAGAAATAGTTTTTATCAATTCCGATATAGATTTCTCCGTTAACGCCAATGGTTCCATCGTCAGGAACAAAGACGATATCGACATGCGAATTCGTGTCAGTCATGGATTTTCACTCCCAGGTTCGATCATGTTTAGGGGATTGTCTAGTGGTGTCACTGATGTGGGCAAAACTCTTTCATTTTGCTGTTTTATGTACTCTAAATAGAGTTGCTGGTTCTCGGAATTAGACCGAACCACTTCATTTCTGAAAGACTCAACCGCAGCTCCTGCCTGTCTAGCCTGTTGCGATGTCTCAATTTGAAGCATCGGGATCCAAGCGATTGCGCATCCCCACTCATCAACTTCCTCCCCCGTGTTCGGATTCATCCCCCGAACTTGCGTGTACCAGCTGCACTTAAGACCTACACAGTCTTTTCGAATTAAGGGACAAAACTTTCCGGGTTTCATTTGCATGGTTTGGCTCCGTAGAATTAGTTCGAATCTGAGTACCGCCGCAGGATTTGTGACTTCACTGTGTCGAGCATGAAAATAGGATCATTCGCCGCACTCTTACAGTTACTTAGGTGAACCGAATGATCTCTATGCAGTATCTCAGCACAGGCGCTGACGTTAAAAAATATCGATCTGATGAAGGGATCTTTGATTAGCGATTTAGTCCAAAAGACGGAGACGTGGCGAATACCGGTAGAAACTTTGTTGACTCTATGAATCATACCCGTCGGGTACGTGACTGCCCATCCAGCTTCGAGCTTGAATTTGGTCTCATCAATGCCGCCGTCATAAATACAAAGCTCCCCGCCCTCATAGTCCTCCGGATCGCTTAAAAATAAAGTTGTGCTATAGTCGCCGTTGGCCCAGTCATCCGTGTGAGGATTGTAGAATCCACCGGCGAATGTTTTAGACACTAACACGCTGTAACTACTTTTTGCCGCCGTAAATTGGACAAATTTTCGATCCGCGCTCAGACATTCCATGATGACATCATTTATCTCGCGGAGGGCGGGAGAGTCTATGAGCTCTAAATTCATCTTCCCGTCTTTGGAAGAATCTCCACGTGTTGTAAGAACCCCGTCAATCCAGAGATTTTCATGATCTGCTCTCTGAAGTAAGGATCTGATGCGGATCAACTGATTTTGATTCAATACCTCATGAATGTGGTAACTGAACATATTATATCAGCCAAGTCACAATCGAGTACCGAGTCCCTCTCTTCACCTCCATTACCTCATGGGGATACATGAAGTTTGATGGGAACATGATCACGGACCCCGTCTTACTCCTGATCATCATTTCTTGACCAAAGAAAGCAAATTCACCGCCGTCATAGTCCTCATTCAGCTGTATGGAACAAGAGACTGATCTCTGTTCCGTTACATAGGAGTCGGTGTGTTCGGAGTAAAATTGACCTTCTTTGTATCTTAAAAGCTGATATCCGGTATCAATATCGACTTGAAAAGCAGGGTGGAGCTCGTGATATTTCTCTACCGCCTTACGCAGGTAACCGTGAACTTCACTATCTAAACGCTGCCGAGGATCATAATTTCTCTTCTTGACCTCATCGGAGGACATAAGAATCGCATTGCAATTTCTTATGTTTGGGTTGATTACGCCTTGGCCGATAAAGGTAGCCTCCCACTCATCGGAATTTGCGTACTCATCCAGAATCTCCTCGCAAAAACCGGATGGCAAGATATCATCGAAGACATGAATGAAGCCATCTAGCGTTATCTTTGATTTTGGAACAATTAGAGTTGGTGAAGACTTTTTCTCGCCCTCCTCTAGCTTTCTCTCGACCTCTTCAGGGGCATGCTGTTCAGTATTGTCCTCGCTTTTTACCTTATCGAAGTAAGCATAAGCACAGTCTCCGCGACTCCTGACATAATGAAGAAAAACTTGTGAATAACCGTCTCCATCATACTCCTCTCTCCAATGGACGGCAGTTCTCCCCAAGTACATCATCGCGTCACCTGGGTTTAAGAGAACACATTTCTCCGCTCCTGATGGCGTTTCGATGCAGATCGGCCAAGGTTTATCGCCGCCCAAGTGCACAGTCAGCGAAATTTCACAGGCGTCACGATCAGTGTGTCTCTCAAGAACGCTTCCCCTCTTATAGACCCGGGAGTAGGCATACGTAGGCAATACGGGTTCTTGAAGGATAGTGGAGACCTCATGAGTCTTTTCACAGAGTAACTCAAGAAAGAGGTCGTAGTTATAATTCGAGTGCGACAGCGGAGCTTGCGGGTCGCTTTCAACATCATTTTTGACGCAGTATCCCGTGTACTCTCTTTCTAAGTCTTTGGCTCTTAGATATGGAATAAAGGCCGGGATCACAATGTAATTGTTTTCTACTAGCTTTCTATTCATGCTTCCGATGGGTCTCCTTAGTATTTTAGAGATTGATGGTGATTGCTAATCCTTGGACGCGAGAATGACGTCTACGTAGTACACATTAAAATTTTGAGAGGCAGACACCGAGTGAGAGTGCGGCCATGATAAATTTGGGTGAGTGTGCGAAGTAGCACTCGCTGAGTGCGTGTGAGACACCGCAGAAAAAGAGATTGAGTGCGTGTGAGTTCCGCTTCCTCCGATATTGGGAGCGTACCGCGTTTGAGGCGAAGCCAATATACCAGTCACAGGTCCTGCATTTCGAGAAGTCGTGCCGTTTAGGGCATAAGAGTGCGTGTGACTGCTGGCCTCATATGATCCGGCTCCAATACTAGCGCTAGGAGCTGCCCCAGAACTAGCTGATACGGGACTAACGCCCGACCCCCACGCAACACTTACAGTGCTTGGTGTAGCGGATCCCGACGCCGTTCTAGTAGTAAAAACCGTTGAAAAAGCGCTCGATCCGCCTGAGGATATGCTGCCACTTACAACTCTACAAGTGGCGTCATTGAATGACGTAAGTTTCGTCCAGCTTGTTGGCGCGCTGGAGTTTTCGAATAGCATTATAGTTCCAGACGCGATAAAATCCGGAATGTAGTTGCAGCCCGTTAGTGTTGTTCCTTGCAAGACAGCCATATCTTTATAAACCGATCAGGATTTGGTCGCTATGATTATGTCAACATACGTGACGGCGAAGTCTTGCGCAGTGCCAGAGAACGGATGCGTGTGGGGTGACTCGCTACTGAATGAATGACTGTGGCCACCGTCAATCACAGCGTGCCCATGAGAATCGACAGTAAGCGAGTGAGAGTGCGGTCCGCCAGGTCCACCTGAACCCGTGGGAGGAGACGTTGTTGCGGCTGCCAGTGTCGTGAATACTAGCGGTCCGGCGCTATTTAGAGTTGGTCCCCAAAATACTTGGGGGTGCGAGTGACCTGGGTCGGTTGGACTGGTCGGGCTGAATCCTCCCGTCGAGGCTCCAAATGTGCCCGGAGACTGCGGGAAATTACTCGGCGCCAATGCCGCGTTTCCAATCCCGCTAGTTGTGGCGGTCAAGGATCCCGGAAAGGCTTTTGAGGATGTTAGAATTGTGGTGAAACTCGATGATCCGCCAGGCGATAGGGACGTTCCGTTTGGACCGCCAATGACTCGTAAGGCTTTATTATTTTCGGTAGTCTTCTTGACCCAACTCGTTGGAGCTGATGTGTTTCTAAAGATGGTGACCGAAGGGTTTGAGGGAGTATCAGCAGAACCCCCAAGAAAGCTTGGTATTGAGCTACAACCCGACAAAGTATCTGAGCCTAAGATTGCCATTTGTTTTAGTCCTTAGTAGCTACAATGATGTCAATATATTGAATGCCGAAGTCTAAACTACTCGAGAAGCTATGACTGTGCAGACCCTGCGTAAATGGATGCGAGTGAGGCCCTGACACTGGAAAGTGATAGTGGTTGGTTGATCCAGGGTGGGTGTGGCTACCGCCCGATCCAGTGCTGCCAGTGCCGCCTGATACGACGCTACTCGCCTGGTTCTGACCACCCGAAGCCAAAAAGTGCGCGCTACCGCTATAAGAAGCGTAAGGATGCCCGTGAGAGGACATTTGCGCATTACTAATCGTGGTGGGACTTACTGTCAATGGACCCGCGGAAGAGGGGTTATATGACATAGTCGATGTCGCGCTGGGCGTTGATGATGGAGAATAAACGGCCGAAGACGAAGTCGATACTGGGAAAGCTGGAGTAAAGATCGTGGGGAATGGCTGACTGCCGCCAGGCGAAAGAGACCCACTAACGACCCTTAACATGCTCTGATTCTTCCCCGTGTCCTTCGTCCAACTTACAGGCGTAGTAGCCATCTCGAACACAGTCTTAGTACCCGAGGCAATAAATCCGGGTATCGAATCGCATCCTGTGAGTGAAGAAACGCCTAAAGTAGCCATCAGATCTTAGAGAAGTTTGCCTTTAAGTCTTCAATTTGAGCCTGCTGATCCTTAACCGCCTCAATAAGAATCGCGATGATCCCGTTATAGTTCACGGACTTCAGATCATCAGATGTTAATACGAGTTCCGGAAGAATCTCCTCAACGTCCTGAGCGATCACGCCAAGTGATGGAGTGTTCGTGTGTCTCCAATCAAATCGAACGCCATGGAGTTTACTGATGATGTCAAGCGGATTTTCAATATCTTGGACATTCGTCTTCCGAGTGATATCCGAAGTGGTGGAGACAGTTGTGGTGGTTAGAGTTCCGGTCGAAGGATTATATGTTAACTTTGTCGAGGATACGTTTACACTCGTGAGGTTTCCTGTGGTTAAGTCCTCAAACAGGATGTATCGAGTGGCGTTAGTTGTGGTGTCGTCCGTGATGGCGATTGTTGAACCTGCGCCGGGTTCACCTTTGTCACCTTTATCACCGATATCTCCCTTTGTGCCCGCAGTGCCATCATTGCCCTTATCACCTTTGACTCCTATTCCGGTGTCACCTTTGTCCCCTTGATCGCCCTTGTCACCAGTATCACCCTTTACGCCTGCTTCTCCCTTGTCGCCCTTATCACCAGTATCACCCTTAGTTCCTTGATCACCCTTGGTACCCTTATCACCTTTCGTACCGGCATTCGCATTCCACTTATCCCCATCCCAAACCCACAGGCGGCCCGATATGGGATCGGTATAAACCTGCCCAATCGTTGGAGATACTGGAAAATCGATTGCCATGCGTCTTATCGGATATTATTCCGTTATGAGGTGATCTTACTCAGTGGGACTTACGGGCCATTCAACGTCCCATGGGAACCCAGGCTGCTCAGTTACAGCACGAAGCTGTTCCCGATAGAGCGCCCAAGCCAGCTTAGCCTCCCCGTCAAGGGGACTGTCCGTAAATTGGGTCCAGTCTGACATTCCTAGTTTGCTATTACGCTGTAGACGAACGATTTGAGCCTGTTCGGCGTCTTTCGCTTCACGTTCGTCCGCAGTCATGGGTCTAATTAACCACCCGCGCTCCCAGATTCCGTCGGTGACTTTAACTGGATTATCAGGTTCAACGACCTCATATCTGCCTGGAGTGGGGCTCTTAGAATCTCGGAAGAGCGCATACCCGTACTCCGTGGCTATTTCGCGTGTTAGAGGAATCGGAAATGAGGTATGGCTAAAGATACCAAGAAATTGATTCTCAGTGATTGGCACCCCAATGGCTAAGTCATTTTCGACCCGTATAAGCATAGACAT